GTGTGGTTTGTCAACCCGTCTGTTATGCCGCAGTTGCTAACCATGACAATCGGTGACCAGCCGGTATTCCTGCCGCCAAATGCTATGTATTCCGGTACTCCTTACGGTACGCTCTTTGGGCGACCTGTCATTGAAACCGAATACAACGCAGCGTTGGGAACCGCAGGCGACATTCTGTTGGCAAGCCCCTCCATGTACTCCTTGATTACCAAGGGCGGTGTGCAGTCGGCATCCAGCATCCATGTTTCCTTCAAGACAGACGAAACCGCCTTCCGGTTCGTGTACCGTGTGGATGGGCAGCCCTCATGGTCGTCCGCCGTTACCCCGTTCAAGGGTAGCGCAACCATCAGCCCGTTCGTCACCCTGGCTGCAACCACCTAATCACGAGAGGAGTGAATAATGGGAATCTACGCTGAGGAAAAATCTTATCTACCCGTAATCGCGCCAGTTGCGTTTACGACATCCGCCATTGAATCCGCAGTTGTTGACCTGAACAACACTCAGGACATTGAGTTCCTGGTAATGTTTGGGGCAATGACGAGCGATTCATCGGACACGGTGACCATCACTGTCGAGGCTATGGTTGAGGCAACCTCCGCCAGCACCTCGACTGAAACAGCCATTGCATTCAACTACCGCCTGTCGGCAGCCGTTGCAACTGACACCATGGGCGCAATCACCGCCGCAACCGCAACCGGAACCGCAGATGCGGTCAATGCGTCAACCGGTGATAACACCGTGCTGGTTGTAACCGTTGACCCGGCCGTAGTGGCAGCCGTAGCAGGTGCGCGTTGGATTCGGCTCGTGGCTACACCCAGTGATGCGGTCGCATCTGGTGTGATCTCAGCCATCGCGGTAATCACACCGCGCTATCCAAAGAACGTCAACCTGTCCAGCACCTAATCAGTGCTTGACCTATGGGGAGGGGTATAAAAACCCCTCCCCGATGAGGTAACACATGACGATAAACAACTATTGCACCGTAGCAGAAATAAAAGCGGACATGCCCGACAGCCCGTTATATACGTCAACCGATACGACTATTGAGACGGCTATCACCGCCTTGATAGCATCTGCCAGTCGGTTGATTGATAAAGAAGTCGGTGCAATGCCAGGCTACTTTGCATCGAGTGACAGCGACACCCGTTATTATGACGGGGACGGTTCTGATGAATGTGTCATTGACGAATGTGTCAGCATAACCACCTTATCAGTAGCAGAAGGCGGCGGGCGGGCATCCAGCGACTATACCGACTGGACGGTCAATACCCACTTCTATACCATGCCCTATAACGCAAGTGGCATGGGGCTGCCTATCCGTAAGATTATTGTCGAGGCGGATGGGGGCAAGGTCAACTTCCCGAAATCACGCAAGGCAGTCAAGATTGTGGGCGTGTTTGGCTACTCAGCCACAGCGCCGGATGACGTGAAGCAAGCCTGTAAGATACAAGCCCTCCGCTGGTTTATGCGGGCTAAACAAGGCTATCAGGATGCGTCCGCTAATGTCGCAACCGGAGGCACAATCTTTGCGCAAGAGCTTGACCCTGATGTAAAAGAAATCCTGAAACACTACCGGCTGGAGAATATGGTATGAGCAGTATTGTAGATTCAGCCATTGCATACATCCAAGATTTAGTGTTATCGAGCAGCGACACGATAATCAAAAACGCGCCCGACCTTCCGGTTGATGACGCGTCTATATTACCATTGGCAATTACGCACATCACCGGCGGCACGGGTACAAGCGAAGATGCAAGCGGGGCAAAACTACTGCTAAACGTGGCGGTTGACGTGCATTTTGATAGGCAGTCAATAAAGAGAACATACCAACAGATAAACGCCTTTATACCAGAGTTCTTGCGCAGGTTAGCAGGCGACCCTGGATTAGGAGGCACGGTGTCAGCGATTGTATTCCCCGTCACCGTAACAGTCGAGCCAGCCGATTGGGGTTCTATCGTAACCCACATGGTTCGATTCAACCTGGTTCTGAAATTTAGGGAGACCCCGCTACCTTGACAAAGACGTTAGTTATACTTGGTTCGCATCCTGGTACGCGCAACGAGTTTGATTTTACCCGTGAAGATTGCGAGATATGGGTATTCAACGAGGCACTGTCACAAGGTTGGTGTAAACGAGCCGATAGGGTATTTCAGCTGCACGACCCTATCATCTGGCGCAACCCTATCAATCGAAACGACCCCAAGCACTACGAATGGCTAAAATCCGGTGATACCCCGACTATCGTCATGCAAGATGTTTATGACGATGTGCCCAAATCAACAGCCTACCCGCTGGAAGCAGTCAAGCAGTTAGGTGCAAGTGGCAAGCATTTATTATCCTCATCCATAGCTGAAGCGATAGCCCTTGCAATCCATGAAGGCTACCAAAAGATTGAGATTTACGGCGTGGAAATGGAAACAGATACCGAGTACCGCTATCAGCGGGATGGTGTATCCTACTGGATTGGTTTTGCCGAGGGACGCGGCATTGAAGTTGACTGGCATTCCAAGACCTACAAATACCCCATTTACGGCTATGAAGGCGACATCCACCTGGATTATCAGCGCGACTTTCTGGATAGGCTGATGGAGATAGCCCCCGCGCTGGAAGTAGCCAATCAGCAATATACCGCGCATGTTGAGCTTGTCAGCAAGGCTATTGAGCAGTTGGCTAAAACAGGCGTTGTGCCTGATGGGTTTGAAACACTGGTCAAGGAACAAATCAACCTGGGCGTGTCAGTCGGATTAGTGGACGGCATGAGGCAAGAGGTTGAGCGGTATAAGACCAAAGCTGATACCATGATAGAAGCGACTGGCAGTTTCATATTTAGCCGTCAAGAGTTTGAAAAGTCCGCGCAGGCACTAGCACAGGCGCACGCCAAGGCGGTAAGCGACACGCAGGCAGCTGGCGGGCGTGCAAGCGCAGCCCTGAATTATGCGCTGGAAACACGAAACAAGATGAAACGAGCCAAGCGGTTTGAAGCGTTTGCTGGACTGTTGCAAGCGTACATCCAAGAGGCGACAAAGGCGGGCATATATGACGGCGCAACCCGTGAGAATATGAGGCTGATACAGAGGCTTGACGCGCTAATCCGAGCCGCAGGCGGTGACAAATCCTACGAGGTGATGATAGCCGCTGAAAGTGTGGACGCATGACAGTTACGCTACACTTGGGCGACTGCCTTGACGTGATGAAGTCAATCCCTGACAAGAGCATAGACGCCGTGATAACCGACCCGCCGTATGGACTTGATAAGAAGTGGACTGGCGGGACTTGGTTCACTCGCGGGGTTTATAAAGATGGCGTTACATGGGACAAGAAAGTACCTAACGAAATTATATTGAGCCTGACTAAATATCCGGTGTGTGTAATTTGGGGCGGTAATTATTACGAGTTACCACCGGCAAGATGTTGGCTATTGTGGGATAAGCCTAATGCCGTGCCAACTATGGGGCAATTTGAGATGGCATGGACTAATTTAGACAAACCATCTAATAAGTTTAGTCATGCGGTAAACGGCTGGAAACGGGAACACCCAACAGAAAAACCGCTTGCACTTATGACGTGGATTATCAAGACTTACACAAAAGAAACAGACACCATCCTAGACCCCTTCATGGGTTCTGGTACGACAGGTGTGGCGTGTGTGCAGACTGGTAGAAACTTTATCGGCATTGAGATAGACCCGATATACTACGCAATCGCAGAACGGCGGATAGCCGAAGCGCAGGCACAACCAAGATTGGAGATAGCCTAATGGGATACTGGGCAGACCCTAACAACGGCAACTTTGAGAGGCGCATCCCATGGCTGCATCCGGCGGTTGTGTGGTATCTATCAACCCTGTTGGAAGAAACCAGTCATGTGCTGGAATTTGGCAGCGGCGGCAGTACGTTATTCTTTGCTGATAGGTGCAAGAGCGTGACGAGCGTTGAAACAAAGAAGCAATGGGCGGATGAAGTCGTCAAGGTCAAGCCGCCTAACTCAACTGTGATATATCAGCCGGAGCGTGTGAAGCATCCCAAGTTTGACCGCCAGTTCGACCTAATGCTGATTGACGGCGATCCGGTAGAATACCGAGCGGATTACATTCTAGCAGCCCCGTTCCTACTCGTTGACGGCGGTGTGTGTGTGGTAGATAACTACAACCGCCCAGAGTACGCCTCCGAAATCGCATGGCTGAAAGACCATACAAAGCACAGCATATTCTTTGACGTAAACCCGCCCAATCACCGGCACGCCTGCACCGCGTTCTTTCTCAACAATGGCGGAGAAAGGCGGTATCTATGAGAGTAGGTAACAACCCGCTAAAACGTGCATATTTACCAGCACCGTATTCAAACGTTATCGCTTGCGTTATCAGCCATATCCCTGCCAAGATAGGCTATCACGAGAAGCGCATGGAGTGTATGAAAACCAGCCTGCTAACGTTGCGCAAAACACTACCAGACGGCGCACAAATCCTGGTATGGGATAACGGGTCAAATGATGATTGGAAGGTGTGGTTATATGACGACTTTGCGCCTGACTTCCTACACCTGACCCCGAATATCGGCAAGTGGAATGCGCGGTCAATCATCACCAAGATACTACCGCCTGAAACAATAATCAGCATAGCAGATGATGACGTGCTTTATTATCCTGGATGGTTCGAGGCTGAATACGACATATTTACAACCTATCCAAATGTGGGGGTAGTAACAGGGCAGCCGATTAGGTCGCACTTCCGCTGGGGGTGTGAGAATACAATCGCCTGGGTGCGTGAACATGGCAACCTAGAAATAGGGCGGTTCATTCCTGAGGAGTACGAAAAAGAGTTCGCCGCTGGCATAGGGCGCGACTGGTCGGTACACGTTATGAGTACCGCAGGCGAATCGGATTACAGAGCAACCTATAAAGGCGTTCAGGCATATTGTCATGGTCATCACATGCAGTTTCTAACCAAAGCCGGAGTAATCGCCCCGTTTTGTTTAGGCAGCGAAATGGCAATGACACCCGACCAGCCGTTTGACATCAGCATAGACAACGCAGGACTGTTGAGATTATGCACTACCACCCGTTACGTTAGACATATCGGCAACGTAATGGATGACGAACTTCGGCAAGCCGCCGACCAAATTCTAGGAGGTAAGAAATGGGTATCCGTTCAAAACGCTCGTTACAGTTAGCAAAAGAGGTCACAGCAGGCACGGCGGTATTCCCCCCAACAATCCAATGGCGGGGTGAAGCCGAAACGTTACTGGACACACGAGTGACCGAGTTCGTTCCCGAGACTGTTGGTTTGTACGCTGAAACTGACAGAACGCGGGTTCCTATGTTAGGGGCTGAATTGACCATCCCGTCACAAGCCGCAACATTTGAGCAGCTGCCGATTATCCTGGCAGGTGGTATCAAAAACGTTGTCACCGGCACATCAGACGGCAGCGGTACGGGCATGATTTACGCCTACCCGTTTGCAACCAGCGACCCTAACACCATCACGACCTTCACCGCCATAACCGGCGATGATATTGGTTGTGAGTATGCGCCTTATGTCTATGTCAAGTCGTTTGGGCTATCCGGCAAGAGTGGCGAGGCGTTGCAACTATCCGCTAATCTTGGCGGGCAATTCGTCATCCAGCCCCGTTTTGCAGGGACGGTATCTTATGTCAATGCGACAAAGAAAATCACCGCAGCCAGCGGACTGGACGTATTCAAGACCGGCATGACAATCCGCACGACTGGATCCAGCGACAACTCGGGTCCATTCACCGTAGCGACTGGCAACGTAGCGGGTGAAATCGTAACGACTGAGGACTTGGTAGAAGAGGCAACGGTTGCCAGTTCTGTTGTCAAGATGGCATTCACGGCATTGAGCCTGCCAACGGTTGAGGACATTCTCGTTAGCAAGGGCAAGCTATACCTGGACGCGTCATCCGATGCCTTCGGTACGACACAGGTAACCCAAACCCTGCTGGGTGTGGATGTTTCAATCGTAACCGGACAAACCGAGGTTTGGTGCGTAGACGGTAATAACTACTTCACCTTCCTGAAACAGATACCGCCTGAAATCAGCATCCAGTTGACGTTTGAGCATAACAGTTCAAGCGCAGGCGAAAAGGAATTGTGGCGGTCACAAACCCCGCGCCGGTTGCGCTTGCGCTTTGACGGTACAGCCCTGACAACCGCTGGCACGACCTACACCCACAAAGCTCTCCTGATTGACGTTATCGGCAAGTGGGAGCAATTTGACGCGCTATCCGAGCAGGATGGAAACGACATCGTTACCGCTACCTTCCGAGGCGCATATAACGCTACAGAAGGCGTGTACTCAACCATCACGGTTGTCAACGAGGTTGCAAGCTTCTAATGGCGATAACTCTTGTAACACCTATCAAACAGCGGCAAGTGGAAGCCTACTTCAAAGCACTGCGTGATGAGGGGGTAGATATTACGCATATCAGTTCTCCGGAGTGGGCGGGGATTTCTGTCAGGATCGGGTTGCGTGTTGGCATTCTCACAGGGGCAACAGAGGATGAAGCCTTGGACATCACGCCGCGTGAAAACATGGCGGCATGGAAGGCACTCAATGACGCGCTATCCGAGGCGTTAGAAATCCCAAAAAACTAATCATGGCGGCGGTTGGTTGCGCCGATGGTACGTGCGACCCGCCGCCTGAATTAGTTCTGTATTGGGAATGCCAAACCTTTCACGCCTTGCCAGAGCCTGGCGGATTGTTAGACCAACCCGCTGGACTGGTAAGCAAAATGCGAGCCTGCGCCAATGCGTATGAACTCTGGCAAGCGTGGAAGGCGGTAAGTCCCAAAGAAGCGGGCAAGTTCATCAAGGCTAATAAGAAGCGGTGGGAGACCATCCAACAGATAATGGAGTGGCAAACCGATGGCTGAAATCCAAATCACATTGACCGCGGTTGACAAAGCATCCGCCGAAATTAGAAAAGTGGCAGCCTCGCTGGACAAAAAAGAAGGGCTGGCTGCAAAAGCTGT